CCAGTTCTTCGGAGGCGAACTCGAAATAGAATCGCGCGACAATCTTGACGAACTGATGTTCCTTGGCAAAATGATCGAGCCAGGCGAGAAACATGCAGCTGATTATCGGGAGGTCGGGGCTCCAGTGCCGCGCTTTGCGGTAAGGGCAGACGTTTCAAATCTCTTGATGAGGAGATCTGCTTTCACTACCCGTGTGGCTGGTTTCAGAGAGGAGCAACATATGCGCGCTCGGTTACAAAGGACAGTTGGCCATGCCTTGCTCTGTGCCCACAACCGCAGCCTTTACCATGAAATGGCGAATGAATGGATGGAAGACGCACGGCTTTACTTGCGCAGAGCCAAAGGAGAAGGCCTCTTTGATGTGGTGTGCGATGAAAAGGGCCATGTAGTCACTGCAAACCTTCGAGAGGACATCAAGCCGGTGTCTCGGGCCGACGCAACCCGTCTGAATTTCCTTCGGAAAGCCGGGAGGTTGCTTGGATATTTCGACGTGATCCGAGCTGAGCTGAATGAGGTGGAGCTGACGAAACTAGAGGCAAGGCATGCTAAAATACTCAAGTTGCAAAAACCCTCCGCAGTTGGGGAATACTCCCGAATCATCCTTGGCACGGCACGAAACGTCATTTCTCTTGGAACACCTCAGTGGGTGATGTCGTTGTCTTCAGAACCAGATGTCGAAACGGGTATTGTACCATTCTATGTGCCAGACTTCCGGGCAGAACTCTTCGTATACCTAAGTCTGGTTGCCGAAGTGGACAACGAGGATGAGATCACTACGAGTCTCTTGATGTCTCGTGCCAAGGAGGCACCTTACAGATATGTGCTTGATATCCCGGGTTTCATGTATTACAAGAACACTGTCGAAGGGAGCGCCAAGCTGGGCACCGTCACCTTTGAAGAATCCCAGAATTACGTGATCGCAGTCACACTATTCTACGCTATGTTCAACACTATAACCGAGGCACTCGTGTCAAAGTATGATTGGGCTAACGCTGTATTCGAAGCTTACAATGTCATTACGCTGGACCTCCCGCGCATATATAGTGTTACGAACACAGTCTTCTGGCACATGAAGGGAAGATCATCTGTTGGGATTTCCTCTCTTCAGCCGCGGGATCCATACCTGCACGTGAAACAAGCCTCTCGGGTTGCTGCTTTCCTCGTCAGGCATCTTGTGCCGTCAAGCAACGTGCCAACGCAATGGAAGGAATGGACGGCTGAGCTGCTGGACAAAGGAGCAAGATTCCTGGCATTTGGGCCTGCCAAGAAACTGACTGTGGACGTCTCCAAGAACATCACGAGATTGGCTGAGTGGAGGTCAGTGGGTGAAGTGTTTCTAGAGTCTCTTGAGTCCGAAGCCCCATACCAAATTTTGCGGTCGGACACGGGCACTGGGAAATCAAGAGAGTTCGTCGCTGCCCTGTACCATGGGTCCCTGAATAAACCCCACAAACGAATTTGGTTGGTCGTGCCACGAAACATCCTTAAGAACAATTACGCAAATCCCGACATCCCGGAGATGGATGTCGTCAAAATAGATCGGGATACTGTCATTCAGGGGCAACGGTTGGTGATTTCAACCTATGGCGCACTGTTAGCCCGTCTGAGCAAGCTCGACGCAAGAGACTGGATACTAGCCTGCGATGAATTCCATGAAGGCACTACAGAACAGGTTGCCATCGAATTCTTGACCAGAAA